AGACAGGGACAGGGTCGTCCAGCCTGTCGCGTAATCGGCGTTGCTCGACTTGCTCAGGAATTGGCCAGTCGTGCCGCCAGCAGGAACGCCCACGCCAGGAGCGCCGGCAGGGCCAGTCGGGCCAGTCGGGCCGGCGGGGCCAGTCGCCCCAGGGGTTGCCACGGTACCCGAGAGGGTGCCCGAAATCAGACTGTTGAACGTGCCGTTGATGGTCGCCATGTTAAGCTTGGGTGATGGTCTCCTGAACCTGGACGCGGAAGATCGTCGAGTGGGTCACGGGGCCGCCGGGGAAGGTGAAGCGGATGTCCCAGCTCGCGAGCCCGAGGGCCCAGCGCGAAGTCTCGCCCGAGTAGAAGGTCGTGAAGGATAGTCCGCCCGCGGCCAAGGTGACCGTCATGTCGTGATTCTGGCCGGCCCTGTCCTGAAGGGTCGAGGTAATGGTCGTTCCAGTGAGGTTCGCGGGCTCGCCGGCACCGGGTACCCACGTCCAGACGCTGGCGAAACTGTCTCCTCGGGAGAATACGGCGGTGTTAGAGCAGCTCATCGGGTCTTCTTAACCCTGCCTTGATTGGCAAGGGGGCTAGGTTCAGGTCAGAAAGTCAAACAACTCGACGCCAGTAAAAGGGAGCTTAGGATCTGTGCCTACATACTGTCCATCAGTGAACGCCTCAGGCTCGATGTCGAAAGAACCGTCCGTCATGGACACCGCCTTATCTAGGATTGTTTCGTTGTCTGGCTCTACGAATCCTCCGCAGTAAAATATGCCCACGCTTTCAGGATTAGACTTTAGCAAAGTAAACCCAGCCCCAGGCCTGAAAAATCCACCCGTCCTGATAAGGCCATTCCCTTCAGTTGTCTTTAGGAAATAATTCCCAGAAGGGTATTCTCTATTGTAGTCTCCGGTAACCAGGGGAGGGGTGTCCGGGTTGTTTGTTCCTGCAGCCTGGCGAAGCGTTGCCCACGTCGAGTATCCTGTGACTCCTCCGATGATGTCTCCCATCAGATTCGGGCGTAGTAATACCGGGCCGTCTCGGTTCCAAGCTTGATGCGGTCAGCCCAGAGCGAGCCGTTAACGAACTGCGTCACTGTGAAAACAGTCGGGGCGGAGATGCTGTCCACGGCGATGCTGCCGATTTTGAGATAACTGAATATGTCAGTGTCAGGCGTGCTCTCGCCATTATATCCTCCGACCGCAGGGTATCGTTCGTTGCTTACGTCATTGAATGGATAGTCGAAGGGTGCAGATGGCTTAGGGCCAGCGCGCAGGTAGATGTAAGAAGTCTTGGTCGTCCCGTTATATTGTGCCGGATCTAGCTGAGCGGTGGGAGGATTAGGAACGCCAGAGGTAACGCGGTCGAGCTTGACCGTCGTTCCGCTGGCGTGGTCATCCAGGACAGGGACAAGGTTGTTGAGCGTGCCCGATTGCACTTGATAGCGAACGACCTGAGATCCTCCTGACGTCACGATCTGGACGTTCACAATCTTGAACGGATGGCCGGGGTCTTCCGTCGTGGCATAGGTCGTCCACGGCGCCCAGGGCTTCTCGATGTTGAGGTTCGTCCCTTGGCTTGAGGACGTGAAGGTGTAGCCGACGCCAGGTTGAATGCTCATCGTTAGACGCTGCGGTAGACGTCGGGAGGCCAGCCTTCCCTCGAGTAGCGGATTTCGTACATGACCTTGAATAGCAGGCCGTACTCTTCGACGTTCACTTGGGACAGCAGATTGACTTTGCCATACTTGCCCGTGCCAGTGTCAGCCCATCCTGGCAAGAGCTGGAAAGCCCCCCATGTCGTGCCGGCGTTTGAAAAGCCGATATAGTCCACGAGGATCCGCGCCGACTGCTGGTTGTTGACGTAGATAACGCCCGAGTAAGTAGAGGTCGCCGCAAGGTACTGGGTCTTGCCGAAGAGACTAGGCACCTCCGGGTCGACGAAGCCGATGAATCGGCCGCCCATTCCCGTCTCGAAGCAAGCCCCGTTGTAGCCTTCGGAGGAAGGCACAGGAACGGCCTGTCCTGCCTTCGGAGAAGGAGGCACCGCTATGACCATAACAGGAGGCCCGAGCGTCGAGTCGTCGTAAGCCCCGCCGAAGTCGGAAGGAAGGCCGGCAAGAGGCGTACCGCCATAACCGGCTTCAGCCTCGAAGAAGTTCGGGTGGGTCGTAATGTTCTCCGCGGTCAGGCCGTTGGCCGCGGAGGTGTTCGCATTAGTCCATGCGCCGCTGTTCACAGTCGGGTCGATGCCGACGTAGTCCACCTTGACCGTCTTGTACTGAAGGTTGTCGTAGCTGATGCTCGACTTGTGCGCCTTCAGATAAGTCAGGCCGCCGAAGTCCAGCGGCGTACCGCGCATGGTGGTCGGGACAGCGGTCGCCCAGTCGCATTTATATGTTGCCGTAGCCGTGACCAATCCGAAGCCGTCAGACATGACGGTAAGTCCTGGCTGAATCAGCTGCGAATTAAGAGTGTTGCCTGTGTTTACGATGGGCATGGTAGATTAAGCGACGCCGGTCTTCAATGAGGTTAGCGGGACGGCGCGATCAGTGAAGGGCATCGGGACTCCTTCGCCAGTTCGGTTCTGGATACTCTGCTCCTGAAGGATGAGTTTAATCTCCTCGAGGATTTCATTCTGGCGGGTCATCTTCTCCATGACCGGGTTGGCGCCGACGCCGACGACCGTGCCGAAACCTTCGGGGCCCTTGAACGTGCCGGCCTTCTGCTCGCTCGCCGTGTCCTTTGCTTCCTGCTCTGCGAGGATCTTGGCGTATTGGGCTCCTTCTGGAGATTCAAGGAACCGACGGACAGCCTCGCCTTGGATGTCTGCACGCTTTGACAGTTCGCCGACGCTAGGGATTGGCCTTTGCATGGCGACAGCCCCGGACATTTCTTTTGAAACGATGCTTTTCCCTGACTCGGTTTCAGTCAGAAACTTTCGAGTCATCTCTTCCTTGCCGGCACGGATTAGGTCTAACTCGTCTTCGCGCTGCTTCTTTGCCTTAAACAGAATTGCCATGCGCTTCTCTTCAGAGGAAGCAAAGACGGTTTCACCCTTGGCAATAAGGTCTAGGCCTTCCTTTGCGTCCTGCTTGGCCTTGGCGATGGCGTTGGAGATGATGCTGATCGTGCCCTGAAGGAGAACCATCGGGGCGGTGAAACCGAGGAAGATGTCCTTAAATGCGGTCGAGAACTTCTTCTGGATGTCTTCGACTTGCTTGGAGAATGAAACGACGGCGCTCTTCGACTTCTCCATCGCCTGCGGGACGTCGGAGGTCGTCTTGATGTTTACGGTAAGGTCTTGGGCCATAGGCTCTTTACCCTGCTGGATTGGCAACGGGGGCTTCCCCTTCGCCGGCCTTCAGCTGCTCTTCGATGAAGGCCTCCTCCTCGGGCGACATGATCGCCACGTCCACGCCCTTGCGCATGGCAAAGGCCGCGTTAAGCCAGATGGCCTGACACTCTGGCATTTCCCAGGCCTGCTTATATGGCACGCCATTCGCCACTAGGTTCGCGACGACGCTCATCGGCCAAGGGACTCCCTTGCTTCCACCGCTCTTCTTCTGATCCTGCTCCCAGAACTTCGGCCAGTCGTCGACCAGGATATATCCTCCGAAGGCCTTCAGTAGCAGTTCAAACCTTGCAGGATTTTCATTGAGCCTGGATAGGCGGAGGCGGTCGATGATGCCGACCTTGCCCAGCGGTTCCTCGGCGCATACCTGACAGGCGAAGAGGAGGTCGGCGGGCGTGACGCCACGTTCCCCGGTGACCAGGGGAGAGTCAAACGCATGCAGGCGCACGCGGTACTTGAGGCACCACGGGTAAAGGGTTCTGCCCAGTAAGGTAAACGGAGCAGGGTCGACCTGGCTATTGAGGAAGCGCCTATCCACTCCCTCAAGACTACTCCCCTTGCGGGGGTGTCAATTAGTAGGTGATCTCTTCGTACGACTCAGCAGTGAGGCTGACCGAAACGAAACCCTTCGAGCTGCCGCGGTCATCGACCTTGGTGATGACGCCGGAGAAGGAAACCGAAGCGGAGCCGCCCGGGTAAGCCGAGGCGGTCTTCGCGGTGAAGGATAGGGTCGCGCCGAGCTGCGGGACGGACGTGAGCTTGGCCACGCCCTCGACGGTGATCTCGGAGCGGCGGTCGTCGTAACGGGCCGTCACGGTTAGGCCGGACTCATTGACCACGGTTCCAGTGTTGTTGAATCCAGAGCTGACCGAGTAGGACTGCACGAAAAGCGAGGCCACTTGGCCTTCTCCGATTCCGTACAAGCATACGACGCCTTTGTTTACGTTCATCTTACTCCTGCCTTAATTGGCAACCTACTGAGGTTCGAGGCAAGTGAGCACGTCGAAGGCGAAGGAAGTCGCCCAGGAACGCTCGTCGATGCCCTCGTCTTCGGATCGGTAGGTCACGTCGTAGCAGATGGCCGCGCCGCTCGTGGCCGCAAAGGCAGCCTGGATAAGGTCGAGACTCTTCATGCAGTCCGACAGTGCGGCGCAGCGCTCGCGGTGGACGGCCAGCGTCGTGTCGTCGGCGTTTGAGAACAGGGTGACGCGGACGGAGCACTCGTAGTTCCCAAGGCCCTCGGGGAGGTCGCCAGGGGCCCGGGCAGAGTCACATAGGACGACCGCCTTAGGCAGGGTCTGGGTGACGTTGCTGTCT